AAGACGGAAGAGTATCTTTAGAAATGCTCGGTGCTTTGGGAGCAAGCGCCGCTGCTATCGCGGCGTACACTAAAATGAAAGAAGACGAGAATAAAGAATAATAACGCCAGCGCCGTCGCCAAAGGGCGGCGGCTTTTGAAACGATACCGAGGGACGAAGGGTGGCTGAACGAAAGGCATGGTGGGAGATCCTGCGCGACCAGTTTGCGTCGCGCGGGCTGCTTGACCCAGAGTCGGAGCGGCTGCAAGAGGCCGCGCAGGCGGCCCCTGCCGTGCAGCGCCAAGCGCGCGGGCTGCTGTCTCTCGACCCGCAGGCCGAGAGCGACACGGCGCTCGAGATGGGCCTCGGGGCGCTGCCCGGCGTCGGCCAGGCGATGGCGCTGCGCGATTTTGAAAGGGCGCGCCGCACGGGAGACAGTCTTGGCATGGGCCTAGCTACGCTTGCGGCGGTGCCTGTGGTGGGTAGCGCGGCGAAGGCGGCTGGCGAACTGCGGCCTATGGAGCGCAAGTTAAAGGAACTGTACGGAGATTATTGGAGATTGGAAAATCTCGGGGTTCCACAAACTGATGCTTACAAAAAAATATTTCAAGAAGTCGGTGGAGCTGGTGACATTTCCGATGATGCTTTGCTCAATGCAATCAGAGCACATCCTGACTATCGGATTGCCAAAGTAGATAACGCCACGCAAAGAGCAATTCAAGAAAAAAGGCCCGCAGCGGCAAAGGCGATTCAAGCGCTTGGCGATATTGGCGCTGATGTCCGCTTTGATGCTTCTAGGCAATCCCGAAGCGCATATGTTTACGCGACGAAAAACGGCAAAACAGTCAAGATCAGGTTGAGCAATCATCCTTCTACGGAAAGCGGCATGGCATACGGGTTCAATGATGTTTCAACCACGCCGCAAAATTGGAAGTCGGCCGTAAAACAAGCACAATCCATTCTAGAAGAGCAAGACTAATATGCCATCCACTAGCGTAAAACAAGCCCGCCTCATGGCCGCCGCCGCGCACTCCAAGGAGTTTGCCAAGAAGGTGGGCGTGCCGATGAAGGTCGCCAAGGAGTTCAACAAGGCCGACAAGGGCGGCAAGCTCTTGAAGCGCGCCATGAAGAACCGCCCCAAGACCGGGCTTCTGGCTTGAGCGAGCGCAACCCGTACATCGACGCCGGCAAGGGGGTGCAGGCCAAGGAGCTGCTCGAGAACCCCATCATGGCCGAGGCCTTCGCCGAGCTCGAGCGCCGGTACATGGAAGCCTGGCGGCAGAGCAAGCCCGCCGACCAAGAGGAGCGCGAGCGTCTGTGGCTCGCGGTCGGCATCCTGGCCGAGATCCAGCGCCACCTGCGGGTGGTGATCGACAACGGCGCCATCGCCAACCGAGACATCGACAAAATCTCTGGTAGACGGTGACAATGGACTCATGAGCACTACCGGCACGGGTACACCCCCGGGAAACGTACAGTCCACGCAAGATGTCTTCGAGCAGATGCTCGCCGCCGATGAAGGCGAAAACGAGCAGCCCGAAACGGAAGGCGTGGTGGAAGATGAGCCCGAGTTAGCGGCAAGCGAGTCCGCCGACGAGGGCGAGCAGACCGAAGGCGAGGAGGATGCCGAAGAGGCGCCCCAGCCGGGCCAGACATTCCGCGTTAAAATTGACGGGGAAGAAGTCGACGTCCCGCTGGATGAGCTGCTGAAGGGTTACTCCCGCACCGCGGATTACACGCGCAAGACGCAGGCGATCGCCGAGGCCCGGAAACAGGCACAGCAAGAGTCGGCTTTGGCGCGGGAAGAGCGGCAACGGTATGCGCAGACCTTGGCAGCCCTGGAGGGCACGCTCAAGTCGCTGCAACCGCCCGAGGTTGACTGGGAGAGGCTCTACGCCGAGAACCCGGTCGAGTGGGTGAGACAGCGCGAGCTGGTCCGGTCCAGGCAAGAGCAGGCGGCGTGGGTGCAGACCCAGAAGCAGGCTCTGGTGGAGCAGCAGCAGGCTGAAGAGAGAGCGGAGGCCGAGAAGACCCTCGAGTCCGAACGCAGCAAGCTCTTGGAGGCCATGCCAGAGTGGCGCGACGCTGACAAGGCGCGCGCCGAGAAGGCGAAGATCGTCGAATATGCCACCGAAAGACTCGGCTTTACGGTCGAGGAGATTTCGGACATCTACGACGCCCGGGCCGTCCTGGCGCTGCGCAAGGCGATGATGTTCGACCAGCTGATGAGCAAACGCGATCAGATGCGTCCGCAGATCATCCAGAAGGCCAAGCCCATGAGGGCCGGGGCCGCCTCCACGCCGCAGTCGTCCAAGGTCGTCGCATCGAAGGCCGCTTTTTCAAGACTCGCAAATAGTGGCAGCACGCGCGACGCGGCTGTCGTGTTTGAACAATTCTTGGAGTAACCTTTAATGTCCCAGACCAGCAATACGTTTGATACCTTCAACGCAAAAGGTATCCGTGAGTCCCTCTCGAATGTGATCTACAACATCTCGCCGGAAGAGACGCCGTTCATGTCGAACGTCGGCCGCGAGAATGTGAAGAACACCTACTTCGAGTGGCAGACCGATTCGCTCGCCGCCGCCAGCACCACGAACGCGCAGGTGGAAGGCGACGACATCACGACCTTCGACTCGACCGCCGCGACCGTCCGCCTCGGCAACTACACCCAGATCAGCAACAAGACGCTGCTCATCTCGGGCACCCTCGAGTCGGTGGACAAGGCCGGCCGTCGCTCGGAGTTGGCCTACCAGCTCGCCAAGCGCTCGGCTGAAATCAAGCGCGACATGGAGAGCATCATCCTCACCAACCAGGCGGCCGCGGCCGGCTCGGCTGGCGTGAGCACGGCGCTGCGCAAGACGGGCTCGCTGTTGGCCTTCCTCAAGACCAACACCGACAAGGGCACGGGCGGCGCCGATCCGGTGTACACCTCGTCCCCGACGGCGACCCGCACCGACGCGACCGCCGCCAACCTGCGCACCTTCACGGAGGCCATCCTCAAGTCGGTCATCCAGAAGGTCTGGGCGTCCGGCGGCACCCCCAAGGTGCTGATGGTTGGCCCGGTGAACAAGGCGCGCGTGTCGGGCTTTGCCGGCATCGCGGAGATCCGCCGCGAGGTGACGGGCAACCGCCAGGCGACCATCATCGGCGCGGCCGATGTCTACGTTTCCGATTTCGGCAGCGTGAACGTGGTCCCGAACCGGTTCCAGCGTGAGCGTGACGCCTTCGTGCTCGACCCCGAGTACGCGGCCGTTTCGTTCCTGCGCCCGTTCAGCACGGTGCAGCTCGCCAAGACGGGCGACGCCGAGAAGCGGATGCTGGTGGTCGAGTGGGGCCTCAAGGTCAACACCGAGGCCGCGCACGGCCTCGCGGCTGACCTCACCACGACCTAATCGGGTGATGTAAACTCGGGGGCGCCGGTAATTGTGCCGGCGCCCTTTGAGTTGAGGTGAACATGCAATCTTCGGGCAAGAAGCTTTTCGACTTTGACCCGACGACAGGCACCACGAAGTGGTGGCACTACGACGCCGACTCTGACGAGGCGACCATCGAGACGGTCTTCGAGGTCGGCGACTTGGTGGAGCAGAACAAGGCCCAGTATGCCGCGACCGACGAGAGGACGCGCTGGGGCGAGTGGAGCAAGGTGGCGTCGATTCCGATGCCGTTGTTCTACCGGCTGAAGAAGGACGGGATCATCGACGACCCTAGCGCGATGAAGCGCTGGCTCAACGACCCCGACAACAGATTTTTCAGAACACGGCCGGGGCGCGTATGAGCCGCTCGGTCGCGATTCTGGTCCCGGCAAGGGACACGGTGATGACCTCGTTCGCCTATGACCTAGCGCGCGCGATGTCGTTCCACACCGCGACAACAGACGACCGTGTGCTGCTTTTCACATCGCACGGGACTCTGATCGCCTCTCAAAGAATGGAGCTTGCGCGGCAGGCTCTGGAGGAGAAGGCGGACTATCTCCTCTGGCTTGACTCAGACATGCGGTTCCCGAAGGAGACCATCGGGCACCTCATACTGCGCGACAAGCCCATCGTGGCCGCGAATTATGCGACGCGCCGTATGCCGGTCAAGCCGGTGGCGATGATGGACAACAACGGCGAGATCGGGCGGGTGTATACCGCGCCGGACTCTGAGGGGCTCCAGCCGGTGGATTACATCGGCATGGGGGTGATGAT